GTCGGCGGCGGTCCGGACGCGCGGGAGATGCTCAACCTGGCGCGCCGGCGCTGCCCGACGGCCCGGATCATCACGACCAACGGCGGCATTGACCTGTTCGAGCCGCCCGACGTGCCCGACGTCTATTACCTCAACGACCAGGAGGCCTGCCGGGTGTATCACGACCGGGCGGTGTGGATGCAGCGGCACGGGACGCGGCTGGCGACGCTCAGGCGGGTTCCGTCGGCGATGGCCAGCCGGCGCGTGGATGGCTTCGACGAATTTCTGACCGGGGGCCAGGTGCAGAATCAATTCTCCCGCGGCGGCTACAGCGGGGGACTCTCGGGCCTGGTGTGCCTGGAGTACGCGGTCAATCACGGCGCACGGCGGGTGCACCTGGTTGGGATGGGCGGCTACGCGGGGCAGGACGAAGGCGATCACTTCAGCGACTACGCGACGCCCGGGGGCGACCCGGAGCGGAGGCTGCGGCACACGCGCGAGATCGCCGGGCCGTTCACACAGGCGGTCGTCGATGCGTGCCAGGATGTGGAGTTTATTTTTTACGGCCGGCTGAACTACCGGGTGACCGGCCGGAACGTTGAGCGAATCGCCCAGGAGGTCGCGACGTGCGAGTGAGGATTCTCAGGGACCTGCGAACGCGGGCCGGTCGGACGTTCCGCGAGGGCGCCGAGCACGATCTGGCAGGCGGTGACGCCCGGGTGCTGATCCGCCGCGGCGTGGCCGTCGCCATCCGCGAGCCGAGAAAACAGAGACGGAGAGCGACCAGTGAAGCTGGTGATGCAGACACCGCCGAGTGACCGGCCGATCACCGTGGAGGAGGCGGCCGCGCACCTCCGCGAGTTCGACCAGCACTACTACGGCACGATCAGCCGGATGATCGATGCCGCGGTCGAGTCGCTCCAGAACCAATATTGGACGCAGTTTTGCACGGCGACGTTCGACGAGTATTGCGATGGCTGGCCGGCTGGTGTGTTCCGACTGGCGAGGAATCCGCTCGGAACCGTCTCCAGCATCAAGTACACCGACGCGGCCGGGGCCGAGCAGACCGTGGCCGCCACCGCCTGGGAGCAGGGCCTCGACAACGGCCGCGGCATTGTGCGATTGAAATACGACCAGGCATGGCCGAGCGACTGCCGGGGGCACGCCGACGACGTCGTGGTGCGGTACACGGCAGGCTACGGCGCGCCGACCGCTGTGCCTGCGCCGATCAAGCAGGCGCTGCTGCTGGCCGTGGCGGACCTGTACGTCTTCCGCGAGACGCAAGTGCCGATGCGGTGGATGTCGCAGATTCCGTATTCCATCGAGCGATTGATGGCTGGTTACACCTACAAGACGGTCTGACAATGCTGTTTGCGAGTGAGTTGACGAGCCGGATCGACATCCAGGCGCCCGTGCTGGCAAACACCGACGGCGAGGCGACGGAGGCGTGGCAGACGATCGCCAGGCACGTGCCGGCTTACATCGTGCCGCGCGAGTCGATGACCACCAGGCAGGCGGCGGGCGTCAAGCCGCTGACGACGCATCTCGTGCGGATGCGGTACCGCGAGGACTTGACGAGCCGCTGCCGACTGGCGCGCGGCGGCCGATACCTGAACATCCTCGGGCCGCCGCGGCGGGTTCCGGAATCGCGGCCGGATGAGTTGGTCATGGAATGCACGGAGGTAGAGTGATGCATTTGCAGTTATCCGGAGACATCACGCTCCTTGCGCGATTTCATGAGCTGCCGCCGAAGATGCAGAAGAAATACGGCCGCCGCGGCGTTGCCAAGGCGGCTCGGCTGATGGTCAAGTCGGCCAAGGCGAAATGCCCGGTGCGGACCGGGCAACTCAAGAAATCGCTCGGCTTCCGGCCGCGGACGTACAAGACCGGGGTGTTTGCGGTGATCGGTCCGCGTGGCGGCTTTCAGACCGTGGGCGGGGACGGCAGGAAGCACGACCCGAAGAAAATCGCCCACCTGGTCGAGATGGGTCACGGCGGACCGCACGCCGCGGAAGCCAAGCCGTTCCTGCGGCCGGCGATGTACGAGACGGCGCCGCAGTGCGCAAGCAAGATCGCCGCCGAGCTTGCCGCCGGACTCCGGGCGGAGGTGAAGCAGTGAGCCTCAAGACCGCGCTCCATCAATACCTTGCGTCCAAGGCGAGCATCACGGCGCTTGTTCCTGCGTCGCGGATCGTCCGTGGCAAGCGGCCGGTCGGCGCGGCGCTGCCGTCGATCGCGTATTTCCGCGTGACTGGCGCGAGCGAGCAGCACCAAGCATCGGCCGGCGACTTCGCCACGGACCTCGTGCAGCTCGACATCTGGGCGGTTACAGACACGTCGGCGGATGCGATCCGCGACGCGATCCGCAATGTGCTCGACGGAATGCATAACACGAAGATCGGCAGCGGCGCGAACGCGACCGCGATCCTCAGTTGCGAGATCGTCAACAATACCGACGTGATTGAATTTCCCGACGATGGAAGCGACGCGCACCGGTTTTGCGCGTCGATGGACTGCGAGATCAAGTATCGAGTAAGTGTTCCCAACTTCACATAGGAGGCTCTCATGGGATCGTATGTTTCCAAGGGTATTTCGGTCGCCTTCACCGGCGATGCATCCGGCACGCTGACAGCCGAGTTGTTGGACATCAACCTGGACGCGCAGAAGACCGACCAGGTTGATGTAACACACCAGGGCACGACGGACGGCTTCCGGAATTTTCTGTCTGGCTTGATCGATGGGCAGTCGATCACGCTGGCACTGAATTTCGATTCGGACAACGTGCGGCCGGCGGCTGGAGAGAGCGGCTCCCTGGTGGTTACGCTGCCGTTCACAGCCGCGACACTGAAGACGCTGACGATTCCCTGCAACGTCGAGGAGGTCGGCAACATCGACGCGGCGCTGGGAGAGAAAATGGGCGAGTCGATCAAGTTCAAGATCACCGGCAAGCCGACCTGGTCGTAAGCGATTCAAATCACGCAACGCGAGGAGGATTGTTGAAAGATGAGTGGATGCGTACAGAGCGAAAACCCTGAAGATACGTACAAGGCGCGCGAGGAAGGCTTGACCGCCGAGGACTTCGAGGACGACGAGGAAGTCGAGCAGGACGCGCCGGCTCGGCGATGCCTCTCGGCCGATGAGATTCTCGACGCCGAAGACCGCGGCTATCTCGGCAACTGGGTGGCGACGCCCGAGTGGGGCGGTCCGGGTGCTGGGGTGTATGTCCTCACCCCGAGCGGCGAGGACCGCAACCGCTACGAGCAGATGCAGAAGTCGCGCAAGGTCCGCCGCGGCAATCGCGTCGTGGAAGAGCGATCGATGAATCTCGACGCGCTTCACGAGCGGCTGATGGTGGATTTCGCCTGCGACGAGAAAGGAGAACGGCTGTTCAATCGCGACCACCTCGTCAAGCTCCGCAAGAAGGCGGCGGCGCCGGTGGCCCGGATCGGTAGCGAGTGCTGCCGGCTGATGGGCTGGACCGAGCAGGACGTGCAGGACCTGGTGGGAAACTCCGAGACCGGCCAGAGTTGAGGATGTATGCCCGGCTCGCGCTGGCGTGCGGCGAGCCGAGCATACGGAGACTGCTCCGGTCGGTCGATGCCAGGGAGCTTGCGTTTTGGGATGCCTATGAGCAGGTCGAGGGGCCGATCGGCGTCGGGCCATTGGTCCGCCTTGCCGCCTGGCTGGGGTGGACGCAGTACGACGCCAAGAAGGTGCCGGGGCCTGAGCACCTGCTGGAATGGTTGCAGGCGTTCACGGTCAGGCCGCCGGAGGTCGAGGAGGAAGAAGACGAGGCGCTGACCGAAGAGGAGGCGGAGTTGCGGCGCGTCGAGCTACTGGGGCGAAAACTGATGGCGATGTTTGGGTCACCGGATTTGCGGAAGGCGGACGATGGTCATCGGGAAACTGAATGTGCTGCTGGGGCTGAATAGCGCCCAATTCCAGACCGGAATGCAGCGTGCCGGGAACGGCGTTCGCTCGTTCCGCCAGCAGGTGACTGCGTCGACCTCGATCGTGGCGACATTCACGAGCGTCGTTGCCCGGGCAACCGCGGCCGTGGGGTTGCTCTATACCGCGATGCGAGCCGCCAGGCCGGCGCTCGCGTTCGAGGAGGCGATGGCCAACTCGACGGCGATCATGGGGGACCTCTCGCAGCAGATGCGGCTCGACATGGAGCGGACGGCCAAGGATGTGGCGATGGCCACGAAATTCTCCGCGTCGGAGGCTGCCAAGGCGTATTACTTCCTGGCCGCCGCCGGGTTCGACGCACAGCAGTCGATGGCCGCGCTGCCGCAGGTGGCCAAGTTCGCGCAGGC